GGGGTTCCAATCGAACCTCGGCGCTTATTGGAAGGACACTTTTGTGACCGAACCAACAGCATCCTTGTTCTCCTTCTCCTCACTCGTGCTTAATAAGTATTTCGACGTGAATCGAAATTTCTTCTTAAACTGCGTGAAAGCATCACTAGGAATATAGTGAACCTGATCACCGATATATTTAATCGAGTAATCAAAAACGTGACAACGAGCGATGTTACAATCATCGATCGGTAAGAATAGCGTGTAACCACGCCATCTCAGTCGCGCTTGAATCTCGTACCAATTTAGTCGTTTTAGCGACGTTAGGTCATATCGATGAGAAACGCCCGAAAGAGTATCTGATAATATACGGTTATAATCCTTAGCTACGTCATAGATCGACGGAATCGATCCATAAGCGACTCTTTTGAAGTCGCTTGGCAAAGCTTTGTATAAATAACCTTCCATTTGGTCCATGAATTCCTTAATGGGAATCCATCCGTCTTTCCTAAAAGAATCGACTAGGGGCCAAAGGGCATCAAAATCAAGATACTCAGGGCGCTTCGCTTCAGTTTCATCACAAAGAGAGTCCAGACTGCGACACTCGGATCTCTTGACAGCATAGGAACAAAAGTTCCTTGCAATCGATCCTAAATCGGATCGAGAGTCAATATCCCATGTCGAACCGAGAGACCTTAGACTTAAATAAGAGTCTAAATTCTGGTCGTGTCGAGTTAGATGAGCGACTGCTTGAAGCATTCGCGGAGGGTCATGACGACCCGGACGATGGTAATAACCTAGTCCTCCAAACTCGCGACCGAGGTAAATCGGTATTCCAAGTTTCCTGCATAGCTCGATGAATGCCGCGTTATGATAAAACGGCAAACGTCGTAAGGTCGGAATCATTCTCAAAAAGAATGGGTCGGACGAGCAAAAGGAAATTTGGGCAGCGCTAGCTGAGCCTCTAGTCCACTCAGGCGGGACTTCCTTTTCACGAGGAAGTCTTGACGCAAATTGTTTAGGTGCAAAGCACTTAAGTTTTGGAACCGGACAAACAGTCCATTTCTTCCCTTCGCGGAGAAGAAAAAGTTCCGTAAACGTCCCGAATTGGGAACTAATTGCGTTAACGCCAGGCGAGGGCTCAGCTCCAGACTCTTCGAGAATCTCGACGAACGTTTCCAATTCCTCGAGATTCCCTCCAGTGAAGCAATCATCCCCACAAAAGACTGTAAAGGGTAATACGGTATACGGTACGGATATGTAACTCCGCCAATCCTGCCCCTCAAGGTAGGAGACTCTGGCAAGAGTGCGACAAAATTTGTTATACAAATTAAGCACCAACCAGGAGACAGGCGTACCCATCATAATACCAACTACAGATTGATACGGAATCAGATCCGGATCAGACTTGCGAAACTCTATGAACCAGTCCGGAACGGACAGGAATTGAAGCTCTCGTAAAAAGACTTCAAGCATAGGGTCAACACCGGCAAGGCCTCGATGGAGGCCGTCGACGATCTCCT